CGTCAGCCTTCCAGGTGAAGTCATGCACGACGACCGCGCGCAGCGCCGCGAGATCCCCCGCGCGCCCGGCGTCGTCTTTCAGCCGCGCATCCGACGACGTGTTATAGGCCACGGTGGTGGCCGAGGCTTGACTAATCGACCCCATCAGCGCCAGGGCACTATTAAAAAACGGCATGATGTTCAAGTTCACGCCCGCATTCGTGTTCAGCACGCCCACCCCGTACGGGGTGACGGCCGCATCGGTCGCCACCAACATGCGAATCCCCGGATTGGTCCCGGTATTGACCAGCACCGGCCCGGTGACGGTGAGCGCCGCCGCCATCGCCTGCGTGCCGGTGAAGCTATTGCCGCCCGCGAGTTGTGCGACCTTGGCGAGCGCGCCGTCGATGTCGTTGTAGAGCGCCGTTTTCACCGCGTTGTTGATGACGGTACCGGTGCTCCCCGTTCCGTCGTCGTCGATCCAGGGAGTTCTGACGATTGTGACGGCCATTTACATCGCTCCCTGCCGGAGCAGTCGCAACATTTCCTCGGCGGAAAACCGGATGCTGGACGCCTCGACGGTGTAGGTCGGGTGAAGGTTCGGGATGTGGAACTGCGCGACGCCGACGCGCTGAATCAGGAAGTCGCCGCGCAGGTTGATCGGCGGGCCGAGGTTGATCGTCGCGGTCGCGCCCGCGATGGTATTGATGTCGCGGCAGACATAGGACACGGCGATCACGCCGACCTTGCCCTCGCTGTCGAGTTCCGCGAGCAAGTCGAGCCGCGCCTGACACCGCGCGCGGCCTTCGGTGTAGGACAAGCGCCCGTCCTGAATCTCGTCCTCGATAATGCCGTCACTGCCGGGGAGCTGCGCGCGCACGGCGGCCTGCGCGGCGAGGTCGTCGACCTGGACGAACACGTTGACCGGGTCGCCCTTGAGGATGGTGTATTTGATCACGCCGAGGCCGGTCGCCGGGATGCCGGTGAGCATCGCGGCGGCGACGGCGGTCGTGTTGTAGGTAATGGTTGCGGTGATCGCGCCCGGGCCACTCGGCGGAATGCCCAGCAGCGCATTGCCGCTGATCCCGGTGTAGCGGAGATTGAGCCCCCCGACGATCGCCCAGCCGCCCGTCGGCAGGAACGCGCCGATCGCGGCGACCGGCAGCGTCGGCGATCCGATCAGGACGTTGCCGGTGGGTTGTTGCAGGCCCGACGTGTCGCCGCTTGGCGCCGCGGCCCCGAGCGCCGTATCGGGGGCCGTATCCAGCCAGGCCGTCGTGGTGGTGTCGGCGATCGTCGTGAGCAGTTGCAACGGACTGACACCGGCCTTCGTGCGATAGATCACGCGCGCCGTCACCGCCGCGGGGCCGAGCGGGATCGCGCTGAGTTGCACCTGCGCCGCCTGGGCGGTGCCCACCGTGAGCGCGGCGGCGCCGAGGGCCGCGTCGTTCACCGTGTCGAGAAACGTGGTGGTCGTGTTGTCGGCGATCGTCGCCACGAATTTCAGCGTGCCGCCGCCCGTGTTCGCGGGCGTGCGATAGATTTTTCGCGACAGGACGAGACTGTTGCCCACCGGCACCGCCGCCAGCGCAATCTGCCGCAGCGTCGCCGTGTTCACGGTCGGCGGCGCCGCGCCGAGCGAGGCGTTGGGCGTCGTGTCGGTGTAGGTCGTGCTGGTGTTGTCCGCGATCGTGGCGACCAGGCGCAGCCCCGCGCCCCCCGACCGGCGATAGAGCTTGCGCCCCGTCACCGCGGGCGCGCTCGCGCCGGTCCCGCGCGGCACGCTGGACAGATGGACGGTCTGCACGTTCTGCGTGGAGCTCCCCGCGGTGTTGCTCGGCGGGCCGATCTGGCCGCCGGTGCTGTACTGCGTGCCGCTGGTCAGGTGGTAGGTCGTGCTCGTGTTGTCGGGGATCGTGTTCACGAAGACATAGCTGGTGCTATCGGCTTTCGTGTAGATGTTGCGCGCGGTCGTCCCGTTGGGCCCGCACGGGATGTTGCTGAGATCGATACGGTTGTTCGGCCACAAGACCGCGTTGAACGGGACGCCGGGGCCGACCGTCGTTTCGCCGGCGGCGGTGACAAAGGTGACGTAGAGGTGATACGCGCCGCCAAAGACGCCGTCCGATCCCGCGCTTTCCGTCACCGTCGGCGCACTCGTCGGCGGGGCGATCGGGACGAACACCAGCCCGGTCGTGATCTGGCCGCCAATCGGCCCCGCGTCCGTTTCACCCGTCGCGGTGACGAACGACACCGCGTAATCGTGCGTCCCCGGATCGGGGCCGAGCCCGGCGCTGGCACTATCGGGCGTCGGCCCGGTGTCGGGCGGCGGCGTCAGCCCCGTCGAGAGACTGACGCGCGGGCCGGGCGTCGTCTCGCCGGTACTGATGACGAACGACACGGCGTAGTCGTGCACGCCGGGATCGGGGCCGGTGGCGCCAGGCCCCGCCGTGCCGGCCGTCGGCGCCGTCGGCGGCGGCAGGAACAGGCCGACCGGCACCGTCAGGCGCGGCCCCGGCAGCGATTCCCCGGTCGCGGTCTTGTAGGTCACGGCGTAGTCGTGCGACCCGACGTCCACGCCCGCGCCCGGCAACAGCGTCGCGTTGAGCACGCCGGTCGGCGCGGCGCCGGGGCCGACCAGCGCGCCGCCGCCGCCCACCACCAGGCCGCTGTAGTTGACGCGCTGCTGGCCGACGAGCACGATGCCGCCCGCCGGCAGATACCAGGCCGCCGTCTCCACCGGCAGCAGCGTCGCGCCCGGCGCGATCTGGTCGAGCGCGTTGCTGCCGCCGAAGTTGCCCAGGACGCGCGTCGCGACTTGCGAGAGGTCGCGCGTAAACGCAATCGTCGCCAGCGACGGATGCACGGCATTGACGATGGTCGGCGGCGTCAGCGCGGTGTTCTCGAAGAACAGATGCACGACCTTCGCGAAATCGCAGAGAAAATCGCCGCCGACCCGCTTGGCGAGCTGCACGAACGCGCTCGAGAGCGCCTGTTCCGTGAACGTGATCTGGTCGAGGACCTCGGCGCCGATGTCGGGCTCGACGCGCAGGGTGTAGCCGGGCGCGAACGTCAGCAGACTGGCGGCCACCGCGGCGACGCTCGCGTTCGTGTAGTTGCCCGACACCTTCCGATTGTCGAGGCCCCACGAGTAGTCGATGCACGCCACGTCATAGAGCATGTTGGCGGCGACGGGCCTGTCGCCGACGTAGCGGTGCCGCGTGCTGAGAATCGTGCCGCCAAACTCGCGCCGCTGGTTGTTCTTCGAGCCGAGCGTGATCACCACGTCGCTGCCCTCGACGGGCACCCAGCCGCGCGCGGTGAACTGCAGCGTCACCGGCGTGTTGTTGATCGCGTCGGCCTTGGTCAACGACTCGGCCAGGATGCCGACGCCGTCGTCGACGACCCCGCCCCAGCCGTAGTCGATGCCGCCAATATTGATGAACGCCTGGCTGCCGACGTAATTAGACCGCGTGGCGCCCGACCGCGCGACATTCGACAGCGCATAGAGCGGCACCACCGCGCCCTGCAACACGGGATAGCCCGAGCGCGTGGCCCCCGAGCGCGCGATCCCCGAGACCGCGTTGGTGAGGATCATGTGCCGTACGGCAGGCGCACGCCCTGCCCGCGCATCAGTTGCACCTGGGCGTCGGCGACCGCGCGCGCGATCGCGTCCGCGGTGCCGAGCGGTTGCGTGATGTAGATGTTTTGCGTGACGTGACTGCCGCCGCCCCCGCCGGGCGTCACGAACCCGCTCGCCCCCGGCGTGAAGAGCTCGGGCGCCTTCCCGCCGCCAATCAGGTACGACTGGCCGGCGACGACCGGCCCGCCGCTGTCCCGCGTCTGGATCGGATTGACGCCGCCGAACAGCCCGACGATGCTGATCGCGCCCGCGCCGTACTTGGCTTGGTCGTCGGCCAGGGTCTTCAGTCGGTCCTCGACGGTGTCGCTGTACGCCTTCGCATTTTGTGCAATGGCCGCTGACGCCGACGCCATCTGCATCTGATAAAACTCGCTCGTCTTCTTGCTCAGGTCGTCGGTCGCTTCGGACGCGCCGTTGACGCCGCTGGTGTACGACTTCACCTTGGCGTAGGCGTTCTCCCAGGCGATGCCGATGTCGTTGATCGCGTTCTGGTCGACCTTCGAGTCGGCGTAGGCTGCGGCTTGTGCGCCCGAAATCTGCGTCAACGCGGCTTGTGCCTCGGCGAGTCCCTTGCTGGTCATCGCCGAATGGGCCGCGCCGAAGTCCGTGACGGCTTTCGTGGCTTTTGTCGAATTGTCGGCCCACGCCGTGCTGAAGTCGGTCGCGGCCCGCTGCGCGGCTTCGGCGGTCAGGCGGAACTTGTCAATCGCGCCGGCCGACCACTCGCCGACGTGCGTTAACGCTTCGTCGTAGGTGGCCTTGGCTTTGTCCGCGATCACTTGCAGCGCGGCCTGCGACTGGGTCTGCGCCGTGGTGTTCAGCGCGGCCCAGTCGACGCTGATGGCGTCGTTGCCCTGTTTCCACCGCGCTTCCAGCGCATCCCAGTACTGCGCGTCGACGATGCCCAACTTGACGGCCGTCGCGGCGGCGTCGTTGTACCGCTTGTCGTTTTCGGCGCGGGCCACATCCGTCGCGCTGCCCATCTGCTTGATGCGGGTGGCCTCATAGGCGTCCCACAGCTTCGTCGTCTCCTCGACGGTCTTGGCTTCGAGCTTTTCCTGCGCGTCGAGTTCCTTCTGCGCCTCGGTGGTTTGCTTCGCGCGGGCGGCGATCTCTTTCTCGATGGACGCCTTCTGCGTGTCGGAGAGGTCGCTGTAGATCGCGCCGAGCGCCTTCATGCTGACGCCCGCCTCGCGGTAGGTGATGATCGACTCGACCACGGCGCCGTCGATGGTGTCGAGCGTGGCGTGCCAGTCGGCGCCCGCGGTCGCGACTTCCCCGTAGGCGGCGTTCAGGTCCTCGAGCGCCTTGGCGTCCTTCTTGACTTGTTCCTCGTGCTCTTTGAGCAGTTGGGCGTTAAGAGCAAACCCGGCGGTGATGGCCGGCAACGCCATGTCTTTCGCGATTTTCTCGAACGGACTCGGCAAGGCCGCCGCGATCCGCGTCATCTTCGCCATTTCGTTCAAGGCGTCGACATAGAAGTTGATGCCGTTGACCGCATCAGCCGTCACATGGTCAATCAGGCCAAAATCGGCGGCCAGATCCGGCAGCGTCTTGTGCGCGCCTGACGCCGCCGCGTCGGCATTCTTCGTCGCGGTCACCATGTTGTTGATCGCGTTGGTCACGAGCGGATCTTCAATGATGATCTTCCCGAGCGCCTCTTTGACGTTGTCCCAGGCATTGGCCGCCTGGGCGACGCGGCCTGCATAGGTTTCAATCGCCGCCGCGGCCTGCCCGCCGAACTTCTCGTTGATGACATCCAGCACCGCGGCCAAGCCGCGGGAACTGACGTCGGCCGCGTCGACCGTGATGCCGTACCGCCCGAGCGCCGTCGTGTGCCCCTCCGCGGCCTTCGCGACCAGCCTGGTCGCGGTTTCGAGGTCGATGCCGAGGCCGGAGGCGAGGTTTGTCGACGCCTGCAGCGCCGCCTGCATTTGACTCGGCATCACGTTGCCGACCAGCGTCAACAGCGACTCCATCGCCTGGATGTCTTCGTCGGCGTACTTGGTCGTATTCTGAAACGTGGTCGCGAGCGCGTTGTATTGGCTGATGACCTCGGGCGTCGCGAGGCCGTGCTGGCGCAGCGCCGCCGTGAGCTTCACGGTGGCGTCTTCCTGTTTGCTGTAGGCCGCGACGGACTCGTTGACAAATTCCGTCAGGACGTGAAACGACGCCGAGACCGCCCCGACGACGGCATCGGCCGACACCATCCCGGTAAAGGTGGCGGCGATCTGTTCACTGAGCCCGCTGAAGGCGCTGGTCCCGGCCCCGGCCGCTTCCGGGAGTTTGGCCATCTGCTTCGCGGCGTCATCGGCGCCCGTCCCCATCGTCTTGACGGCGGTGGTCGCCTTTGCCGCCTCGTTGGTGAAGGCACTAAAGTCGGCGAGCAGCGTCCCAGTCAGCGCCATTAGTCGGCCTGGCTCGCATTCAACTGTTCAACCAACACGTCATAGACGGCGCGCGGCAGCGCGTCGACCCATTCATAGCGCCAGCCGCCCATCGCGCGGCAGATGTTCATGGTGCTGAGGACACGGGTGCGGAACTGGACGTCTTTTTTTTTGCGGTGAGCGCCTGGTCTTCCGCGGCCTCGTGCTTGTCGAGCGCCACGGTGATCTCGCGCATGGAGCCCTTGTCGAGCGCGCCGAGCGTCGACCGCCGGTCGGCTTCCGGCATATCCAGGTCGTACGGCAGCGGCTGCCCGTTCAGGCCGACGAGCGACCAGCCGACGAGATACGCGATCGCCTTCGAGAACGGTTTGCGGTCGACGAGCGCGGTGAGGAGCTCGAGATACTGCCCGGCGTTGAGCTCTTTTTGCACCTCGAGGTAGTCGCCCTCGGAGAGCGGCAACCGGACGACCTCGGGCGCGACCACACGACACCGACCCATTTATTTCACCACGGACTGCGGCGGCCCGAGGGTCGCGGTGAGCGACCCCTCGGCGCGCGCCAGGGATGTGATCGGCCACCGCCACTCGCCTTTCGCGTGTTTCGCGGTAAAGACGAGCGGCGTCTGCGCCATTTTGAACGCGTCGGCGAGCACGACCGTCGCGGTCAACCGCCACACGGTCAGCGTCTTGTCCGTGGGGCTGACCGTATAGCCGTGAATGGCCGCGGCGGTGTAGTGCCCCCACTTGATCGCGCCGATGACGCCCGACAGCACGACGCGCCTCGATTACGGATGCGTCCACGGGCCCGCGGCCACGAAGGCGCCGCTGATGGACACCGCGCCATTGGCCGGGCACGAGATTTTGCCGTCGAGCAAACCGCGGCCCGAGAACTTCGGCGGCGTGGTGCCCAGACTGGTGGGGTACAAGTCCAGCCACGGCGCGACCGTGCCGAAGATCACCGAGAAGATCACCAGGCCATCGACGGGGTCGTACATGCCGCCAAAGGTGCCTTTGAGATCCGGCAACCCATCGACGTAGACCTGGTTCGTGTCGCCGAAGCACGTCACCTTGACGTGATCCTTCGCCATGTCCATGTCCCACTTGTCGAGGGAGGCGACCAGGACCGAGGCCACGCCGCCGACCCCGGTCGGGTCCATTTTGATCTGCCCGCTCTTACCGTGAATGCGATCGATGGCTGCCATAGGGGTCCTCGTTTCGAGCGTTTACGCGACGAGCGGGGCGACCATCACGTGCAGATGGCCGCCGCAGCGGTTCCAGCGAATCGACGGATCGATGTCGTCAACTTCGACCGACTCGAGTTCTTCTTCAAACTGCACGAGCATCGCGCCGTAGTCCGTGATCGTCAGCGGCGCGTCGGTCAGCAGCGTCGTGATCCGGGCAAACGCGCTCTCGACCGTGCTGCTGCTGGTCGCCGGCGCCAGGGCGCGCGCCTCGACCAGATAGACCGTGTCCTTGTAGGCCGGCCCGCCGAAGATCGGGATCTCGGCCGACGAGATGAGGGAGAGGATCACGAACCGGGTCGCGCCCGGCGGCGCCTCGGCGAACCACACGCCATCGGGCATCAGCGCGCGCAACGCGGCGTCCTGCTGCAGCAGTTGCAACAGCGCGATCGTGACGGTGGCGACGTTAAGCAACGCCATCGATCTTGAGGCCGAACTGCTCGGCGAGGTGCGGGACGAGCGCGGTGTAGAGGGCGCGCCGGGTCCGCATCATCGTCGAGGAGAACAGCGGGTTCGCGGGCATCGATCCGCGGTTGGCGCCAATCGCATTGTGCCGGACCTGCGAGCCGCGCTCGAACAGCCAGGCGTGCGGCGCTTTGTTGATCACGGTGCAGGACATGCGCGTCGACTCGTTGACCTCCGTGATGGCGAGGCCTTTTTTGAGATTGCCCGTCCGCGTCGGATACCCGGTGTAGATCGTGTCCTTCGCGACGCGCGCGGACAGTTCGACGATCGGCGTCGCGGCGGTCGTCAGATCGGGCGCCAGCGTCGCGAACTGCGCGATCAGTTCCTGCACGCCGGTCCACTGAAACCACACCGCCGCGCCGCCCGGCCCGCTCACGCGACCACCTCCGCGCACACGAGATTGAGCTGCACGTGGCGCTCCTCGTAGTCGAAGATCCCGAGCACCGAGAGGTTGCGCCCGTCGTAGACAAACCGCACTTTCGTCGTGAGGTCGATCCGGTACGGGATCGTGAGAATGTGCGTCGCCATCGAGAGCGTGGTGCCGGCGGTGATCTTCTCGAGCGACGCCTGCGTGGCCGGCGTGATGCGCGCGAACTCGGCCGGCGGCAGATCGATCCAGGACTCGACCCAGCCGGTGCCATCGGGCACGGGCGGGCCGGGTTTCTGGAACAGGCCCTGGTGCAGCCGTTGGCCGCTCGAAATGTACGGCGTGGCGGCGGGACTCATGCGATCCCCGGGTCGTGATACGCGCGCAGCAGTTCGCGG